CAGGTATAAATACTGGTATGAGTAACTTATTCCAAACATTAGAGTTCGAAGCTTTTAGAGCTGGAATTACGCCAAGAACACAGGAATCTCGAGATTGGTTTCGTAAGAAAGCACAGTCAATGAGGCGTGTCAATCGTAATCAGTTAATGAAAGAAGATCCAATTCAACTTTCAAATCGTCAAGTAGTTGGTTCAATGTACATGTTTTTCTATGATCCTAAGCTTAAGAAAGAACTTCCGTACTATGATTCATTTCCGTTGGTGATTGTAATAGGACCAGCTGAAGGTGGATTCCTTGGTATGAATTTACACTATCTACCTCCAGTATTAAGAGCAAAGTTTTTAGATAGCTTACTTGATGTTGCGAGTAATAAGAAGTATGATGATACGACTAGATTTGAAGTTTCATATTCAATATTAAAAAAAGCAGCAAAGTTTAAATACTTCAAGCCATGTGTTAAACATTACCTTTCAAACAATGTTAAAAGTAGGCTTGCCCGTGTACCCGCGCCTGAGTGGGAGATCGCTACATTCTTACCAACAGCAGATTTTCAAAAATCAGGTAAATCTTCTGTGTATAGAGATTCAAGGAAAATGATCTGATGTCAATTAACTTAGAACAATTAAAAGGTGAAATATCTGCAAAGAATGGACCAGCAAGATCCAATCTTTTTGCGATTGAACTTCCAGCTTTTCCAGGAGCTACGACTCGAGCAGTTAACTTACTATGTAGAGATGTGAACTTACCAGGAAGACAGGTAGCTACATATGATAAAGTAATCGGAACAAAGTTAGAAAAAGTTGGTTATGGCGCGGTTAGCGATGACGTAAACTTATCTTTTCTTTTATTGAATGATTACGGAATAAAAGAATACTTTGAAAAGTGGCAACAGGCTGCATATAATCCAGGCACATATCAAGTTGGATATAAAAATGATTACGTTCGTACTGTTAGAATACACCAACTTAAAAAGGGAGTGGGCTTACCGGTTTACTCAACGCCTCTAGGAATACCTAGATTACCAGAAATTATACAGCAACGATTACCTCGAATAGGTCCGTTTGATTTTGCTCAGGGTGAGTTTAATCTAAACTTTTTACTTGGTGAAAATAAAATTTATTCATGTCAACTTGAAAAAGCTTTTCCTGTAACTATGGAGGCAATACCACTTAACAACGAATTAGATGGATTAGTAGAACTTAGAATTCAATTAGCATACACAAGATGGACTTCAAACTTTACTGATCAAAACCCACTTGAAAACTTTGTACAAACTGCAGTAGGGACAGTACTGACACGAATTTTTAACTAAAGGATGATATATTTATGGCACTACCTAAGATTAATGAAACGCCAAATTATGAAATGACGATTCCATCTACTGGAAAAGATGTTTCATTTAGACCGTTCTTAACAAAAGAACAAAAAATATTATTGATTGCACTTGAAACACAAGATGAAAGGAAGATACTTTCAGCGATTACCGATACAATAAAAGCATGTGCACCTGATATTGATGTAAGTAAATTGACTACGTTTGATGTTGAATACGCATTTACACAAATGAGAGCAAAATCAGTTGGAGAGAAATCACATGTTGGTTTGAAATGCAAAGAGTGTGAACACCAAAATGAAGTAACAGTTGATCTGGAAAAAATAAAAGTAGACATTCCAGATAAAAAGAATATGATGATTAAGTTAAATGATACTTGGACTTTAAAGATGAAATATCCGAATTACGTTTCGGTATTAAATAATGATGCTATGATTAACAGTGACTCACCAACTAATACAATTATGAATATGATTGCTAGTTGCATGGATTCATTAATGAGTGAAGAAGACAATATCAAGTTTGCAGATGAAAGCAAACAAACGGTGAATGACTTTATTGATAATTTAAACGCTGAACAGTTTGAAAAGATTATGAATTTTGTACAAAGTATGCCACAGTTAAAACATGAAGTTAAATTTGTTTGTGAAAAGTGCGAAACCGAAAACAGTTTTATGTTACAAGGAATGAATGATTTTTTCGCTTAAACCTCTCGCATGATTCGTTAGTGAATTACTATCAAGTGAATTTTAGATTGATGTATTCATTTAAATTATCACTAACGGAACTTGAAAATATGATGCCTTGGGAGAGGGAGGTGTACCTTACATTATTAACACAAGAACTAGAACAAGAAAGACAAGCTGCTCAACAGCAACAATTTCGCTAAGGATAAAGAAAAATGGCTTCATTAGACGCAGTCGTAGATCAGTTAAAGATACAGAATAAAATAACACTAGATCTAACGAAATCTCTTAAAGCAGGACCATCTTCGGCTGATAAGCTTCAGGCGCTAGAAGATAAAGGTGAAGTACTGCCTGGCTCTGCTGCAATGCAAAACTTTGAGGCTGGCCAAAAAGTAGGAGAGAAATTTGATCTAGGATTTTTAATGAATCCTATGATATTACTAAAACCTTTGCTGGTGGCAGCCGCAGGCGTTGCAGCAGCATTTGCCGGCCTTAGAGGTTGGGAAGTAAAAGTTCTTAAAAATATTGATACAATAGGTGATGTACTTAAAACAACGTTTACTCCAATTACAAATATTGCTAATAAACTTACAACAAGTTTTACTAGTTTTGTTGATGATTTAACTCGTGGAACATTAACTCGATTTGGCATTGATCCAGAGACTGGTAAAATGGCAAGAGGTGCAAAAGGTCAATTTATTGGTAAAGAAGCAAAGACCACTGCGCAAATGATACAGGAATCAATGGAAGCTTTAAAGACTAGAGCATTTGGTTTCTTTGGTCTAGGTCCAGCTGGTGGATTAGCTGATGATGCTTTAAAAGCAGCCGATGGCACACCTTCAGCTATATCAAGAGTAACTGCAGCGTTTGGTAAGATTATGACACCATTCCGCGGGATATACAATGGAGTTGAGGCTTTTATATCTGGACCCGGTGCAAAACTTTTTGGATTTCTTGATGGTGTCTTAGGTATCACTAAGATTGGTGGCGCAGCAAGTGGATTAGTAAAAGTTCTTGGTAAAGTTCTTTTTCCTATAGGTATTATAATGTCATTGTTTGACGGTGTAGAAGCATGGAGGAGCGAAAATGGATCAATCTACGATAAAATCACTGCTGGTATTGCTGCGACTGTTGGTGATTTTATTGGTGCTCCTTTGGATCTTTTAAAAGGATTATTAGGTTGGGTTCTTGGTAAGTTTGGGTTTGATGAAACAGCTGAGGCAATTCAAAACTTTAGCTTTGAAGAAAAGATTACCGACTTATTAAATGGCATCTTTGATTTTCCAGCAAAGGCAATAGCTTGGGTTAAAACACTATTTACTGATCCAACTGCAGCGCTAGGTGATTTATGGACAGCGTTAGTAGGTGAAGGTGGACTAATCGATCTCTTATTTCTTCCAGCTCGAATGGCAATTGATTGGATTACCAAGACACTTGGATTTAGAGAAGAAGATGCTCCAACATTCTCATTTGGTGCATTAATCCAAGAAGGTATTGATGGTGTAGTTGGAATGTTTAGAAATGCGTTTGCTTCTCTTCCATCTTTTGAAGATATAAAAACTGCTATTATAGCAGCGCTTCCAAGCTTCATGGTTCCGGATAGATTTAAAACTGACCAAATGCGTATTCAAGATAGACAAATAGAAATAGCTGAGAGACAAGAAGAGATTGCTCGTTCTGAAGCTGGTGAAAATATTTTCTATGGTCTTGAGGAAGGTGGCAGAAATAGAGCAAGAGCTAAGATTGCTGCACTCCAAGCAGAAATAGCAAACATAGAATCTGCACAAGTTGGCGGTGGACTTACTGCTTCTGAAGTTGCTGCTGGTGTAAGAGCAAGACAAGCGCAAGTTGTTAATGTATACAACAATATTGCGAATGAAGCTGGTAGAGGTGGAAATGGCGGAGGAACCGGATTGGTTCTCCCCGCCACAGAAACAATGGATGTCATGGATCCAGTGTCTAGATTTTTTAGTGGTAATTAGTCTTCGTTAGCTAATCGAGCAAAGTAGCTCATGGTATCTTCTTCATCAGTAGAAGATGCTGTTTCCATTACAGCCTCAGCTGTAGGCATAGCTGCTGGAGCTTCTGCTTTCTTTGGAAACTCAGGGATCTCATCATCCAATACGATTTCTTCTTTTACAGTACGAGGTGCTTGTTCAGCTAACACTTGATCTAACTTAACTTTGAGTTCATCATACGACTTATAGTTCTTAGGATCAGAGAACTCGGATAGATCATATGCTTTGTTGTATACTGTTTCAAGGTTTTCTTCATCACCG